AGCGTCCGTCAGGGCGACCACGGAACGAGAGTTCTGGAGATGGTTCACGGTTCAGGGTTCCTTGTGGTGCTTGGGTCAGAGGATGAGGGCCACGACCGGACCGGCGTTGCTGGCGTCGCCAACGTCCGAGGTCACCGCGTCGTAGGACACCGTGGCCTGGAAGTACGTCTGGTCGAACTCGATGTACCGGTCGGTGCTCGCCCGCACGGCAACCTGCCGACGGAGGGCGAAGTGGCTCGACCGCTTCAGGTCGCCGAAGAGAGCCACGCACTGGGTAGCGGCGGCAGTCTTCCGCATGACGTTGTTGAAGAACACCGGCCAGCCCATGAACACCGGCCGACGGACGCCGTCCACGATCTCGTTGGCCATGGCACCGTTGCCGCCGAGGGCCAGCGACTGCATCGCCAGAGCGTGCATCTGCGGCGTGGTGTACCAGCCGCAGGTCGGGCTCTGCGAAGCGTAGGTCGGCAGCTTGGCGATCGTGTTGGCGAAGTCGTCCACCGTCAGTCCGGTGACCGCCGTCTGGGTCGAGTCGTGGATGCCAGCGGTGAGCGTCTCGTTTTCAAACTTCCACTGGATGCCGCGGATGCCGCCGTAGGTGGAAGCCCCGGTCCCGATGAAACCGTCCTCGTCGATCCGCAGGGCGATCGCCAGGGCGAACTCCTGAGCAACCAGCCCGGCCAGGTCGATGGCCGAGTCGTCGATCAGTTGGTTGGGGACGCGGGTGCCGACGCGGACTTCCTTGCTGGAGAGCAGGACGTTGTCGGTCGCCATGTCCGTCACGGTCGTCTCACTGTTGGCACCGGTGTGGTACGCGGTGTTGCCGGCGGTCCGGCGCGGGATGTACAGCGTGTCGCTCGCCATCTGCAGGTTGTTGGCCTGGGCGGGGAACGCACCGTAGGACTCGACGAGCCGGATGACCGTCGAAGCGAAGGTGTCGGGGATGAACACGCCGCCCTTGCTGTTGTCGTTGGGCGACAGGGCGCGAGCCTCGACGTGCTTCTCGTACCACGCACGATCCTCGGCGCGGTTCAAAACGTAGCCACGAATCCAGCGACCACAGGCTTCGGCATCGGAAGACGACCGGAACATCGTGGCCTTGCCGCTGTCGCGGGACGGACGGGCCGCCGGCTCAACAGCCGCAACCTCGACCGGCTTCGCAGTCGCCGCCACCTTGCTGCGGAGCGACGTGATCCGCTCGGCGATGGAGTGCTCGCGGGCGAGCTCGGCCTCGAGACGCTCACCTTCGACGGCGAGCTTCTCCATCTCGGCGGCCTGCTCCGCGGAGCGGTCCTCGACGGCCGAAAGGTCGGCGAGCATCGCAGCCACAGCGGCGGCGCGGTCCTGAAGCTTCGAGAGTTGAGTGGCCATCCGTGGCGCTCCGTAGTTGGTGAACGGTGACAGTCCTTGTCTGTCGTTCACACTACGGGAGCAATCGCCGATGACCTAGCGTTTCGGTTGTACGTACAACGAACGTCTGTAGATGTACTCGCTCGGCACGACCACCTTCGTGCTGAAGTCGCAGCATTGGCACTCGACGTAGCGGACCTGCTGATCGCCTGCCGCCTTGCTGGTACGTGTGCGAATGCGGCCACGCTTGCACTGCGGACACACGTCGCCTGGTCTAGCCACGCAGATGGCTCCTGAGCTTGGCAGCCCGCAGGCGAGCCGCCACCCGCACCGCCAGATTCGTCAGCGTCTTGCCGTTGTCCACCGGCTCAGGCTGGACCGGAACCTCTTCCTGCTCAGCCATCCACGCCTCCATGCTGCGACGGGCAACAGCCGCAGACGATGACGAGTATGCAGGGTGTGTCACGACCGACACGTCGAACAGGCCAGACACCTCGCGGATCGAGCGACGCGGTACGCCGTCCTCGCCCGGTGCCCACGACTGTCCCTTCTGCTCGACCGTGAACGCGAACGACGAGCCACGCAGGTCTCCGCGGGCCGTCAGTTCGCTGATCGTGCGGCCCAACTCCGTGTTTGGCAAAACGACCGAGTACCGCAAACCCTTGTCGTCGCTTGACAGTTCCAGCGTCCCGCTTGAGGTGCGACCCAACAGCTGGTTGGCGTCGTGGTTGAACAGGGCCACCACGTCCCGCTTGCCACGCTGGCGGTTGAGAACCTTGTCGAATGCACCCGGCAGGATGGACTCCCGAAAGCCTCCGAGATCAACGCTGACCGTGTTGTAGCGGACCGCATAGCCCGACAGGACCGTGCGGCCGTCGGCCCGAGTCTCGACAGCCACACCACCGTCGTCGGCGAACTCCCAGTCGCGCCGCTCGATCTCCGTAGCCACCGCCATCTCGTCAGCCATCGCTCGCCTCCGTGCTCGGGGTGTCCTGGGCCGGCTCGTCTTCGCTCGGTTCGTCCTGCTCCTCGGGCACGTCCTCCACCGGCTCGGCCACCGGCTCAGCACCAGGGGGCAGCGGGCCGAGGTTTTCCTTTTGCCGCACCTCTTCAGGCGTCAGCCACCGATTGCGGATGGCGATCTCATACGCCTGGTAACGGGTCGTGATGTCGCTCCGCAGCAGCCCCTCAACCAGGAACTCCGCGTACAACTCGCCGTCCTCAGGGAGCACGTCACGCTCGATGGCGCCCTCAATCCGCCGTAGCCACGGGGCGATGGTGAACTTCTCGAAGGACACCATTTCGCTCTGCAAATTCCCCCAAGTTGCTCTGCCCAATTCTTGGATCATGTGTGGAGGCATGCGCCAGATGCGGCAGATGGCCAGCAGCGATTGCATCCACAACTCGGCCAGTTGGCTCTCTTGATTCGTGGCCGTGACCGCGTCGGCCTTCAGGCCGTTGCTCAGCACCGCCGTCTCGCCAGCGTTCCTCGCCCCCTTGTGCCGGGCGTTCCACGACTCGCGAAGCCCACGCCGCTGCTCCTCGTTGAGCACCTGGTCGGTCGTGAGGATCAACCCCGGCTGGGCGTTGTTCCGGTAGAACGTGGCCGCGTAGCCCTCCAGGCTGCGTGCCAGGCTGATCGCATCCCGGCCCAACTCAATCGGCACCTCGCCGTGAATGCCGTCGAACGAGATCCACGGGATGTGGCAGATCTGGTCGTCGCGGTAGATCGTCTGCCGGCCCGTCTTCGGGTCCGTGAAGAGGTACGTCTTCGTGCCCTCGTCGTCCGCCTCGACCTTCATGCCGGCCGGGTTCAGCGGTCGCAGTTCGGTCACCTGCCCATCGGGGCCGCGGAACTTGAACTGGTAGGAACTGCCGTAGAACCCCATGTGCAGGCAGATTTGCTCGACCCACTGATACCGGGTCTGGTAGCGGTTCGGCTTCTTGGCGAGCACGTTGTAGATCGCCAGATCCTTGGCCCGCTCCGACGTGTAGTCGTCACGCTTGCGGTAGACGTGCAGCGGCAGGCAGGCGACGGTCTCGGCCACCACGCGGGCACAAGCCATGTAGGCCGCCGTCCGCATGGCGGTCTCGGGAGTCACCCGCACGCCAGACTCGTCAGCAGCCGCAACTAGGTCATCCCAGCGGCTCATCCGCGTCTCGAGCCAGCGGATCTCGGGGAGCGTCGCATCCATGCGGTGTTCACCAGAAGGAAAGTTCGGGCATCGCCTGCGGCGTCAGGCTTTCGCCCATGTGCGAGCCAATCGCCATTACCAGAGCCACCATGCCGTCGATGCGTTCCGTGCTCTTCGCCTTGGATGGCTTGATGTTGCCGGCCGAGTCGCTCTGGACCGCTACATTGCCCGCTTGCCAGCCTAGCACCGGATGCCCAGCGTGCCGCAGTTTGCCATCAATCGTGAGTGCCTCCAGACGCTTCGCCGGGGCACTCATCGAGGCGAAGCCTTGCCCAAACATCTGCACCGGCAATCCCTCGGCTACGAGCTCCTGTGCCAGCATCGTCGCATTCCATCGGTCGATGGCGATCTGCTTCGGCTGGAACCGGCCGCAAAACTCCACGATGTCGCGCTTGATCGTGGCGTAATCCGTGCTCTTGCCGTCCGTCAGCCGCAGGAACCCGTCCCTCGCCCACTGGGTGTAGGGCACCCGGTCGGTCCGCTCCCGCTCGGCGGCATTGGCCTCAGGGCACCAGAACATCGGCACCACGTCGTACCGCCCCGACTCATCGGGAAACACAGCCACGAATGCCGACGTGTCCCACGTACTCGCAAGGTCCAGCCCCGCCCAGAACGGCCGCCCCTCCAGCGGCTCGAGCTCCACGCCGCAGGCCGCCCACTGGTCAGGACGAATCCAGCGGATGTCGCTGGTCGTCGGGATGTTCAACCGATACCGCAGGAAGGCGTTGAGTTTGGTGGCGGAGTTCTCGGCTTCCTTGCAGTCAGCGGCAAATGACTCCTCGCTGATCGTCTCGCCTAGCGAGGGGTTCGCCTTGTGCCAGATCTTCGGCGACTTCCAATCGTCCTCCCGGTCCGCCGCGTAGATGCAGCCGAAGAACGACGGGTCGAACGTCGGGTCGGCAATGCACCGCTCGGCGTAGTCGTGCTGGTCGTACCAGAGGTGAGTCTTGTTCGCCTCGCCCGCCGTCGTGATCGACATCACCAGCGGCTGACGCCGGGCTGCACCGCCGTACCGCAGGGCATCCCATAGCCGGCGATCGCCACGTTGAGCGTGCAACTCGTCGAACAGCAGGCAGGAGATGTTGAGCCCCTCGGCCCGGAACGCATCCGCCGACAGCACCCGATAGAACGAGTTGCTTCCGCGGTGCACGATGGTCTTCCGCGAGTCGAGCACCTCCAGCACCTTGGACAATGCCGGCGACGAGCGGACCATCGACGCGGCTTCCCGGTAGATGATGCCAGCCTGCTCGCGGTCCGATGCCGCACCGTAGACCTCAGCCCCGGCTTCGCCGTCGGCCACCAGCATGTAGAGGGCGATGCCGGCGAGCATCGTACTTTTCCCCTGCTTTTTTGGCAGTTCGATGTACGCCTGGCGATGCAACCGAGTGCCGTCAGGCTTCAGTCGGCCGAAGATCTCGCCCAGCACGTACTTCTGCCATGGCAGCAACAGGAACGGTTGCCCGGCCGTCTGGCCCTTGCTGTGTTTCAGCACCGTCTCAAAGAAACGGTACACCCGGTCGGCCTTCGCCTGGTCGATGCCAGGACGATGCTTAGCCGTGGGCGGCGAAGAACTCTTCGAGCTCGTCCTTTTTGACTTCGACTTGCGTGGCAAGCTTCGTTCTCGACGAGGGGGTCAGCCCGAACTCTGACAACAGACTAGCCTTCATGGCAACCAACGAGCGGTACATCGGCCCCGCCGGGT